CTGATTTGGAAGAGTTGGCCCACCGAAGATTTTCAACTCTCATTACACCTCTAACACAGACGGGTGCTACCGGGTAGATTACTACCATTTGTGTTAAAAGTCAGTTTAACGCTGTCAAGGTCGAGTCATGCGACCCTGGCATCATGGACTAGCTATAGGTGTGATGGTCAGATCACTTTTCCAGCTTAACCTACAACATTTACGAAGTGATGTTCTCAGACATAGCTGAAATGATCACATCCACAACAGGGGCTCCAATTGGTAACGAGCCACCTGTACCGAAGGTAATTGTAACAGTTGCAGGGCCCAGTGAGGTTGATTTAACAATCGTGTCGTACAACAACGTTTGTGAACTCACTGATGGGTTGGGTGCAAATTGAGAGGAACCAGCGGTTCCATTCAAATATGTTACGCCTACGAGTCCTGTTAGCGTGACACTTGGCATGGTACATGCATTGGCTGCACCTAACCATATCACATTAACCATGTAGTTAATACCTGCCTGGGCGGTCCACGAGAGGGCGGTATTGGTAGTTGTGACGTTGAGGTCACCCACATTGGTGACTCCGATGAGTCCCATTGGGTTACCTGCGCTCACAGAAGTCTTGAAGACATGGTGTCCTCCGCTTCCGGAGATTGGTCCTAACACGGGCTTAAAGAATTCGACACAATATGATACCCATAGTTCACCCAGATTTTGAACTGGGTTAGATTGGGTTGCAAATTGAAAGAGACCTAGATCGCATAGTCTCAGGTCCTGCCCGGTGGGAAGGGATCCCGTTCGGACATATAATTCAGTAAGCACTGTTTGGGTCACGTCGCACTCCACCCCGTGGATTAATTCCCGGGTAGGTTTTACAGATACCGCATACTCTGAATTTTCCATTTGCTGTTTATTAACATAAGCTGGAACATCAGAGTTGTAATTGGTAGCCATTATAACCACACCTGGTGCTCCGGATGTGACAAAGTCAGTGATAAGTGGCCTAAACTCAAATATCAACCCGTGGAACTTATATTGCTGGTAGTTGGCAGCAATAGTAGACAGCCACGGGAAAGTAGTTTGTTGGCCTGGATTAATAGGAAATTGAATATTGTTAAAAGCTGCTGTCCCAGATATATCCATAAGATATTCACGGTGACAAACAATATTTGTAGCGTGAGTAGTACTGAACTTAGGAATGTTATTACTACTTGCCAAAACATTATAGTTAGGTGAAGGCCCAACCATTGTGTAATCTCCTGAACCGAAAATGCTTCCGATTCCAGATCCGAGCCATCGACCAAGGCCCTTGAGCATTGGCATGTTGAACATTTGCCCAACTCTGTCGCCGATAATTTCACCGGCAGCTCTAAAGGGCTTTGGCTTCTTGGCCACTTGCATCTTTTGCATCTTCTTGGTGACATTCTTTACAGATTGTCTTTTCTTTGTTTTTGTTGTTGTCATTTGTATTGGATACCTCAATGACGGGAGGGACTATTCATCATGTTGAAACTGCTGATATGATAATACAACTTATTTTTGTGAAGGACGATGCCATGATTAACAGGGAAATTAACCTTTTTTATATACCGACAACAAATCGGTCCCCACTTTTCGTGGGATTTAAATATCTCGCAGAGGCGCCGTGTAGTCTCTTGGCATTCTGGTTAGCGCAAACAATTATGCTTTGGGCCATCACTCAACACAACCCAATATATGACCTTTGCTTATTTCCTTCCTCCATCGCGCTGGTCGGCGCACGCTTGGTTAGGGCTGGGACAATGGAGTTAACTCGCTTAAGTGGGGGGTCGTCACCCCGGATCGAACTTTTCCCATGGCTAACTACACCTTGGGTATTTTACTAGTCTTTTGATCTGCTGCACTGTACCACCCTATAACCAGTCAGTTCGGAGGGTGTGCCGTTCGGTTGATATAACACTTGTATTCAGAGTGACTTTCTTGTACACCTCTTCGAATGCCACTTGCATATCAGGGGATACACCAGTGGCTACATAGAAGGAATATCTAGTATATGAGGAAATCTTTTTGTACTTACGGTGCATATCCTTCGCCATCATCGACATTCCTGTCTCCTGCGTTGGATCGCCTCTAAGGGGTTTTGCACCCTTAGCCGAGACCGATAAACATTTATAGAACTCCTGCCAGATAGGGATGCCCCCTGTCAAGGACATCCCGCCCTCAGCTACTGCTGCGAGCCATTTACGTGCTACTTTATCATTATCTAGTGGTTTGATTGACACACAATCCTTTGCCAGAGCCTTGTTGATTGATCTTACCATAATGTAACCACCATCCACATAGATGGGGTTGCATTGGCAGAACTCTATCTGTTCAAAGTCATAGACTGGGGACTCAATTGTCATGTTGAATCCCATGTCAAGGAACCATGAACTTAATCCTTCCATGAAGTGTTCTAGTTCATATGCC